CCAAGATCTGCCATGATTTTCAAGTATTCCTCAGCGGCTTTATCGTGATTTATCACAATATCGTCACCAAGAATACAATAATTACCAAGACTAGGTCTTTGTTGAACTTTAATAAACGCGATTCTCGCAATCACATGATGTGAAAGCGCAAGCATAGCCCACGAACTCAGAGCACCCATGGGTTGCCCTACTTCGTATCGGATAGCTAGACGTGTTTTCTTAGGTGATATATGAGTCTGATAGAATGTACCATCTGGTCTAGTATGCAATTTACTTTGAAGTAACCCATCTGGGTCTTCAGTATCTGCATCGAGATTAACGATAGTAGTATCTTCATTGGCGATATACAACCAGTTTATGTCGAGTAATTCTCTCCATAAATCTCCCGGAAGACCCAATTCGTTTAGAATTTGGTTCTGAAGGTCAATAGGTAATCTGTCGGTTGCTGCACTAAGATCGAAACCAGTTAGATTTTCTCTAAAATCTGATCTCGTTAGAAACTTGTTAAAACAAGCTTCTTGATCATGTGTACCATCCTGACTAATTCCCTGAAGGAGTCGGAATATAGATTCATGCAGGCCAGCGAATGCAGATTGATACCACCAGTTAGTGGCAGCAACTACACGTGCTTTTCCCGCTTGATTATATACAACCCCTAATTTACCAAGCACGAGGTGTCGGCAGATTCTGCTATGTTGGAGTATTAATAATATCCAACCGAATGCAAGAATCAAGAAAATAAAGTACGCGACCCAACCATAAGCTCTCTGGATTAACATCCATCGAACCAAAGGTAGGATTTTCGCTCTGTTTTGTTTTGTTGAGATGAATGCAATAGCATCAATCCCCGCACTCCACGTTGCAAAAGTTCCATTAGGTCCTGACTTTTGAGAAAGAAAAGGTTTGAAATTACCGAGACTTAATCTTGGATATTTCCCATTGTGACCCATTGATATCAATGCAGCTTTCATCTCCTCTTCTGGCAATAACTTTGTTATTCCCGAAAAAGGCTCCATTACAGTTACCAGAGATGGTAAAACCGTAGTTGGGAAAGTCCTGTAGATACTTAAGATCGACAATGTAGCTATTACAATCCGTCGTCCTGTTTGAGTTGTCATAGTTTTATCTATGAACGACCGCAGAACTTCACGAATGTAACCCGGTATAACTTTAGGCAATCCATACTTATCTCTCCCCACAAAGGAGGATTTGAAATCTGGTGTTCCGGCTAAAGCCCTTGTTGTTAATCTGGATGCTTCTTTAAGGTATCCGAAGGTCCAGGTAAAACCTGAGGCCTTGATTAACTTAGTTATACGTTCTATAAGAATGTTATAATTAGCTCTCATGTGACTAGTCGATGTAATCCATGCGGTTGTTTTAACAAATTTCTTAAACTCGTTTAGTCGAATCCACCGATTCCCTTTTTCAGGGGATCTGGACTTACGTCCTACAGCTTCCGCTGTTCGATCTATAAGACCTTCGAGTAGTAAGAATTGGTTCCAACAAA